TCTAATAAGTCGTCTACTTCGGAACTTAAAGATTCATACTGATCAGTCCAATCAGAAATAGACTGTATAAATTCTCGAACCGTAGTATGCATAGTTGTTTCCTGTCGCCCTGATCTTTGTTCTTCAGCGTAGGCTGCGGCTTCGGCGGCTAATTCGTCAGCAAGTGTACTATCATAAACCACAGGAACATCTGAAAATTTTACACTGTATGTCTTTTCATTCGCGCTGGAGAGTTTGAACTGAATAATTGCTTCTCCTATCTCTGTTGAGCTATCGATAGCATAATAGGTATCATATAGATCTTTGAATTTTTTGAAAAACACCTCAACTCTATCAAAAGTTCCAGCATAGGGGCTTATTCTATCACTCATTACTTTAGAAGCCTCAATAATTTCATTATGATCACCGCCAAAAGTATCAAACAATAAATCACGATGAAAATTATAAATAATAGGGCCACGTATCCAAGGAGCGTTCTCTAAATCACCCTCAAAAGCCGCAATCACATTGTCAATAAAAAAATCGTTAAATCTACCATCTATATTATTATAATTACATTCTTCTGACACTATTTCCATATAATCTTCAATATCAGATAAATAAGAATAATAATGTTCAATTATTGACTCAACTATCTCATGGGATGTGTCTTCTAGAGTCACAGTAGCTCTATAAAAATGATCAAGAGGTTCTTGGAATGTACTCACCATTGACTCAGGATACAAATCTTGAAACTCAAAACACATCAAACGATATGTATCTACTTCTTCGTTTGCTAAACCAAAATTACGCAAACATAAATACGAATATTCTGTTCCATCTTCAGTTGAAATTTCTGTATAAGCCTCGCCTTCTTCTTTTTCAATCGCTATTCCAGTGGTTCTTGGATTTACATTAATTGTCGCCGTCATCGTGATAGAGGCGTTGGCGACGGAAAGGCCGTCAGAATCGATTGAATTTCTTTTTAACGTTGCCTCGTTAACACTTATTCCTTTATTTGACACTCCAACACCAAACAAACTTTCTAATTTTGATATATTAAATATAGTTGATAAATTAGATGCGTTGTAGATATATTTCTCTAAATCAAAGAAAAAGAAACCGCCGCCATTAACATAATTTGCATACGTATCTCCTTCTTTTATAATTGACTGATTAGACACATACCACTTCTCATACAGAAAATCACTATCACTTAAATCATCATCCACTGCCGTAACTTCCCACTCTCCTGGTGATGGTTCAGTGGCGTCCACCACAACGGGATTAGAAGTTACTTTTTTTTGTAATTTCTCTCCTTGCAATACAAGTTTATTGGAAACAAATAATTTCGATTTAAATCTAGAATATAATTTACCAAGTGGCGTTGCAGAACTTTTACTAGGAAATGCTTTTCGAAATTCATTTAATCTCGGAATCAAATCAGGTTCATATCCATAAACTGATAGTATGTAAGATATACTGTTTACTGCATTCTCAATTGAAGTGTTTGTTTCTGCTAAACCTTCATACTCTTCCAATAACCCTTCGAAATCGTCTGTTATTTCTTTATGTGTTATCTTATCAGGTTTAAAGTATCCAGCATGAAGTGACTGCAACGGGATCCCATCAAAAATTCCACCGTTAGGATCAAACCATTTTATTTCTTTTTGTCCTGCTAAATATCCACCTTCAAATACAGGTTCGAAAACAATATCACTAATACTATTATCTAATAATGGAAGTATTTCTAATTTATCATCTATTTCAATACTCGTGGAATCACTAAAATTTATTATCGAAGAAAAAGCAAATAAACTGATGTTTTCAAAAAAATCCCAACCAGCACTTGCCAAGTCCGTAAATAAAACTTCTTTAGTTAATCTTAATATTTTATTTCCATTATCATCATATAGATCTTCGGCGGCGGTTTCAAATTCTGAAATTGTTGTTTGTTCATATTCTCCTATTGTTGCTATTGCTGCTGTTGCTGCTGCCTCTACTTCTGCTTTGCTCATCTCGCTAGTTTCATATATACCTTCTGTATATCCCTCATAAGTAATAAGCTCATTTAATACTCCAAAAACATTTGCCTCTCTGCTAATAATATTGCTTATTTTGTCTTCATCTGTTACTGCCATTAAATAAAATGATAAATCACCCAATTCTGTTAAGACATCTGTTACTTCTCTGTCTTCATTTATAATAATATGCAGCGCCAATTCAGCCGTCAAAGAATCGGTTTCTATTGTTACTTTTTCAACAAAAGGCGCAGGAAAAAACTCTCCAAAGTTCTTAACAATATCACCTTTAAATATTAATCTTGACATAACTCAGGCTCCGTTGCTACACCATAAATATCAAAGAATAAATCTTTTTCTTCATCTGATTCGCAATCAAAATCAATATCAATATAATATGATTTCTTATTGAAATCCCCTGCTCCCCTACAGGCTGCTTTTTTATCGATTTGCAAATCAGCCAAAACATCAAAATAATACTCCACACTACCTGTTGTTAGGCTTTCTATTGTTGTTCTTTCTTGTGTTGGGGAAAGCATTAATCCATTTTCTATTTGAGGAATAACACTTCTAAAGTATTTTCGAACTAACGTATCATATTCATCTGGAGTGGATCCTGTCAGCACCTCAAACACCTCAAGATCAAAATTCTCTGTTAAGAATTCTGTATTTACTTCTTCGATATACAACAATGGATCATCTGATTCAAGAATAATAATTCTATTATCAATAAATTTTTGCGTTCTATCAATAAGACTTCTAATATTATCTGGATTAACGTTAAAATCAGCATCAACTGTTCTTAATCTATAAGATGCACTTATATTAATTTGAGGAACTTTATCAATATTTTTCACATCTTCAAAATATGAAGAAGTTATTTTTCCTTGCAAAGATACTATCTTCCAGGCTGGCGCTGATTGGGTGTCTCCATCCAAATAAGCGTCACCAATTATTCCATTAAATCTAAATGCATCTGTTGTTGGTTTAGCCATTGTTGGAGTTACAAGTGTATCCGTCCTTCCAGCACCATCAGGTGGAACAGATCCAGATTCAATATTTCTAAATAAAACAAAGCTTTCAAGATACGGCGTGTCTTCTTTGATTCTCTTACGAATATCATTTTGACTTTCAGTTAAGCCAGCATACGCTCCATCATATAAAACATTATCATCTAAAAAAGTATAATACATTGGTTTAAATCTACCAATAGACAGCAAATAATGTCCATAGCTGGTGAGTTTTAAATCATAAACTTGTTCTTTTTTATTGATGAATTTTGCCATTTTTTACTTTAAACCTCCCTGGCCGCGGCCTCCACTTCTTCCACCACTTCTTCCGCCGCCGCCAGTGGTGCCGGCTTGAATATCGGACAACACTTGTTCGCTTGCAGTGGTATCATTTTTTTCCTGTATTGTTTCTTCTTCATATAACACTTCCGCGTCAATTTTTACCATTTCAACAAACGAGACATAATCATAAGGCCAATTAAAATTCAATTCATAATCATCAGCCCCTTCACTTCTTTTACTAAATGCCCCACCAGCTTTTTCGCTGGTTTCTTGTCTTTTTTGCTTTTGAGACTGTCTGCTTTTTTTACCCCGTGATGTCTTAGAGGCAGCACTTGCATTGGCGCGATTTACTTGAGAAGCAATTTCATCCCAATAATTTGTTTGCCCTCTTTGTTTGACTTTAAATACCATCCAGCGAAGATTTTCATTATCCATGATATTATCTTCATCAAGAAGTTCTGTATTAATTAATTCATGCGCCACTGATTGAGTTTCTAATTTCATATCTTTATAGTTTCTAGGGGCAAGATTTTGCCAAATATACGATAGATCATCTCTATCCAATTTATATTCGAACTCAAACATATACATCACAATAGGAGTAACACTATCATTATTTAAGAAATCAAATTGTGGTGGCAAAATGTATCTATCCATTTTTTGAATAAGTTTTCTAATAGATTCTCCAGCAGCATCTAATGAATCGCCAACTAGACTACCATCTGTCTCTTCCTTTGCCGCTGTTAATCTTTCTTCTGGAATTTCGAAAAATTCCTTTGATGTCGAACGTGTTGTCGCAGATAATTGAGCATTAATATCCCCTGTCACATCACCAGAAGTATTCAAAATATAAGGAACAGCAACAATAGCCTCTCTTAATGTTTGAGTCTCTGCTAATTCTCCCAATCTAACTTTACTATTGTTGCTGGTAAATCCTAATAAATCAGTCAAGGAATTATACTTTTGATACATAGTTTCTCCCTTACCGGCTGCATCATCAAGATTATATATAGAATCCTCCTGCACTACATCATAATGATTTCTTAACCAGGCAGTTGGAATATCATCTATTTCTATAAAAATTCCTTTTTTCGAATCTGGTTCAATTATGCCAAATTGATGCCACATGCCTCTTGGAACAGAAGCAGAACCAAATGTTGGAATTGTTAAATTCCCTGCGGCTTCGGTGATTGGATGCACACCTTCATCGTTGAAATTTAACATTGGAGTTTCAAACTTTGGCTGTATTACCCAACGCGAACCAACAGTTTTATTGATCTGCTTAGTTGTTGTTCCAAATTTATTAGTTTCTGTTTCTGTGACAGCTTCTACGCCAAATAAATTAAAACTTGCACTTAACTGCATAATATTATGATTAATAGTTTTGCCACCATAAAAAGATCTAAATTCTACTCCAGCGCCAGCGGTTCCAGTTACCATAAGAGAATCATAACTCTTTTGAGGAAAAGATGATACTAATACTGTATTCGGACGTTGGTCGGCGTCAGACGGATCCTTCACTTGAACTCCCGGATCAACACGCCAATAGATTACTGCGCATTCGGCAAGTATTGTTTCTAAATCATATTCTGTGCCGGCAACAGGCTTAAAAATAATATCAGCCCAAGCTTCACCATCATAATATGGAGGAGTGTGAGCGCCATAAAAACCATTAAAACAATCCAGGGGGTGCGTCCTTTCTGTACTTTCGAAAAACGAAGCAGTACCCCATGGACGACCAGCAACCGGAGGCCCGAAGGCTGATGGACGACTATACATTGTAAATGATTCTTTATAATCTAGATTTACTCGTGGATCTTGCGGAATAGGAAAATAACTACTTGTTAGAAAATTCGCACCATCCGTATCATAATATGCACCTCCTTGTTTTGAATAGCCGGCGGGACTACCGGAGCCACCATAGGCTCCAGATTCGAATTGATAGTTTCTACTGCCAAATTTGGAGCGTTTTAATTTTATTCTTGCACCATAAGGACCGCCCGAAGAGCCGGCTTTAAATTTTAGATTATCAGACACAACACCTGATCTTAATTTAGTAAACTCTTTGTCTTTTAAAAAGAAATTACCAATCTCACCGAAAAAATTCGATGCCATTCTAGTATATATATCATCATATGTTCCACCTAATAACGAAGCAGTAACATTTAAAGAAGCTGATGGGTGTGGTTCTATGTCAATTAAATTAAGATCTGTGATGCGCTTTTCAGGCTCAATTATCGTTTCAAATGGCAATCTTTGATCCCAATATGCACCACTAATAGGACATCCTCTACCGGAGCCTCCCAAACTTGAAGTTGCCGCCAAAGCCCAAAAGCCTACTCCAGTTTCGTCGGCGCCGCCATCCACCATACTACTATTATGGCCATAATGCTCTTTTTTTATCTTATATTCATCTGTTATAACAGGATAGTCCACAGCCAAACCAGATTTAATAGAATTATAAAGAATACCAGGAGCAAAAAGCGTCTGCGTTAAAGGCCTCATCATTCCGCCATAGCTATCCAATATAGTATCGGGAGTTGGCACATCAACTTTCGACATCGATTTCACACCATCTTCCGATGAAGTGGCAAAAAATCCACTGCCATATGATTTGGAAAACTGTGAAACTAAATCTACTGTTCTCTGTGCTGGGTAAAATCCTTTATATGGATGAAATCGTATTGCTGCACTACAAACCAATCGTATCTCTGTGGCGTTTAATAAAGAATCTTCTTTAATATTCAAAAAATTATTCATAAAATCTGAGTTTGAATAATCTTTATAGAATGTACTCTGAGAACTAGATAGATGCGTGCCGGGGATTCCAAAGGTATCTGTCTTGGTGCTGGCAAACAAGCCATAATTAACATAATCTTCAATGTGTTCACTTATTCTAAATTCTGGGATAATTGAATAATCTTTTGCTATCAACTTCATATCATTGTTATAATCAGAATACTTATCAAACCATGGCTCAGATGGAATTGACTGAAAGCCAGGTTGCAGAGCCTGCTTAGTAGTACCTTGGGATGATACTGACGATGTTATTATTCCTGCTTGCGTGCCAGCTTCCCAAAGTGCTTCACCTGCAAACAATTCAACATGAAAACTCGTATTCCACTGGTTGGAGTGTTGCGTGGGGTTGCTACCTGTTTCAGCTACCCTAACCCCTTGAGGTGAAGTAACAGAAGATGGAGAAAAATTTGTATGTTTTCTAGCATATAAAGCCATCGGCACTAAAGCTCCAAATCTTTGCTTGTCGTTTGGATCAGCGATGGGATAACCAACTCTACCGCCAGCATTGAGCACTGAAGATGTCGGAACACAATGAGAATAAATATTTTGCAATGTACCAGCGGAGGCGTTTCCACTTAATTGGAAAACTATTGGCAGGCCGCCATTACGCCATGTTGCAGGCTCTCCTCTTGTTAGGAAATCTTTCGGCGCATCCAATACCCAACTACTCTGACTAATATTAACATTTCTTGTATTAAATGCATTTCTTAAAGTATTTCCTAGATCTGCTCTGTTTTCTCTGTTGTCTCTCCAGAAACCATTATTATATCCACTACGCTGAATGGATGATGAAAAGAATTCATTATATGTTGAAGGATAAAGCGCTTCACTGTATACTATCCAATTAATTGAATAATTTTCTTGTAGAATTGGCAATAACTGATCATATGGCGTCGTGATGCCATCCGTTGATTCAATTATCAAATTATTCATTGCAGTTTCTTCAAAAAAGATTTTATTATTATTATCAGTTACTTTAAGAGTAATATCTTCATCACTACTTAATTGAAAATTAATTAACGTTGGCCTTCCTTTCATTGAAACTGGAGTGAGTCGATACCCAACAAGATTCTGATCAGAACCTGTTATCATTGTGATTCGATTATTCTTTCTTTCTTGTGTAAGAATAGGATTATCATATTGATGAAGGATTCTCTGCCAACTCCATCCAAATGAATTACCTCTTCTTGTCATTAAAAGGTTGAAATAATTAGCTCGATTACCTACAACTGAAGAAGAGAGGGGGTTAAGGTGTGGCTTATAGAGAGCGTTGTTCAACACATCACTATTAAAATAAGAAGAATCAGGGCCCAGAGAATCGTCCGCACCTCGGGTCGGGCCGGCCCAAGGTAAAACGGGGGTAAAACCAATAATATTATCAGTACCACCGCTAACAGGATCAACAGTAAGGATATTCAGTCTACCTACTGTTGGTTGAGCAAAGTTTTTATTTACCGCTCTTTTGGTTTGAACATCCCCAACAGCACTAGCGGAAACAAAATTAAAGAATGAAACATATTTTCCATCTGACCCAGAATAATACCCAGCAGCAGGGCTTGGTTTAAGAGGCATATATCCATAATATCTTAAATCAGTACTTCCAGGTGCTAACGAGGATGTATACCAGGAATATTGCCTATCTGAGCGAGGGATTGGATGTTGTACATAAAAGTTATCATAAGAAGAGGAAATTAAAACAGTGCCATTTTCAAATATACCGACAGAACTAGAAAGTCGGCCTTTCTTGAATGAATTTCTATGAGTTTTATGAAAACCTGGAAATTGATCAGCAGATACTCCAGGACCAGCAAGAGTAGGCAATTTACTAGCATTATATATTGCTTTAATTTCTTCTGGTGATAATATAGAATTCCAAACAGCGACATCTGATATTTGACCATTGAATCCTCTTGCTGCATCGCTTCTATTTCCTATATAACAAGCATTAGTGGCAATAGCACCATAGGTACCTGCTGGGGCTGTGTCTTCTGTAACTGTCTTGGCAATTCCATTAACATAAATGATAGGATTGTTATTCGTACTAGTAGCATCATATGTTACAGCAACATGCGTCCACGTAGTCAATGAAAACGGACTAGTAGCATGCCATTGAGCATTGGCGCCGGACCAAGCTGTCACATCAAAATAAATGCTTTCCACATTATTAGTGTAAAATCGCACATCTCCGTCGCCAAATTCTAGAATACGTCCATAATTTCCACCTCCATCGCCAACTTTATATATCCAAGCCGAAAATGTCATTTTCTTGGTTGACGCAGCGGCACTTCCTATAATCGCATTCCAAGTTCCGGCGGCGCCGATATTTACACCGTCTGCATCGCCAGAAAAACCACAACTAGATGTTTGAACATATCTAGAAGGGAATGCCGATGAAGAAAAATCTGGGCGGTCGTCTGCGGCGTCAAATGCCCCTGTCCTGCCTTTTGTACTGCTGTCTGCCGGGAGATTGGGAGCGGAGGAAACATTCTCATTTAATCTCCACCAACCCTGTAAAGAACCAGTCGTTCGATATGTTTCGACACCACTGTATCCAATAAATGGTTTGTTTAGATTATAAGGTTCGCGAAGCTCATCTACGGGGTATATCAAACTATCTCTTCCAAATTTTCCTGTATGACGTGATAGATGAGAACGCAAACCATAATCATTTGAATGGATATCGTAAACTCTAATACTAGGACCTCCTTCGGTTCCAGTTGGTTCAGAAATAGTTCCTCTTGATCCTTGATGTGGTTTTATAACTGTTAAATTACGATAATTCGTGCTATTATACTGAGAAAATTCACCATCTCGGAGATTTTGAAATCCTCTTGACATAACTTCTATACCACCAGGATTAGAGAAACGATTTATCATTACAGATTTATTATCAGAACCAGAAATTCCAGTAGGAGCATATGTTAAATTAAAATCAAAATGTCCTTCTGTTCCCCGATGTAAATTAATAAAATTATTTATAACATTAGTAGATGACGAACGAGCAGCAACGCCTGTGAAATGTGACAACACTGGCGCTGGCAAAGTTGGCTGTTGTTCAACAAATCGTCGTGGATTAGAGTAAGCACCTTGCGTACTAACAATATCATATTGATGATTATAGTTTCCTAAAATTGTTGAGCCAGTGCCGCCTGCGCTGGCTGCGCCGGTTGTATGATGAATATTGCGAATATTTACTGGCCTCTTAGCTATTCCATCCCGATAATAAACTGCTTTTTGTGATGCAGTCATTGGATAAGGATTAGCACCGACAGCATTTGCCTCTGGCCAGGGATAATCAGCGCCAACCATACCAATAGCACCGGTAATACCATCTATAGCGCCACATGTATCTAATAAAATCTTCCATGCTTCAGGACGGTTTGTGTAATCATCACTTCCCGTATTAAGCGGAACATGACGTGATTGATGTCCACCAACAGCATAATTCGTAAAGTTACCTTGCATTGGAATATCTAAATCAGCACCATATGCATCATGATGAAGATTTGTAATTTCAATACCACCTGTCACTCTATCCACTACTATCTTGTTAAAACCAGTTTTTACAGATGAACTCATAACATTAAACGGAAAAGAAAATGATGATTTAACGTTACTATAGCCCCCTCCCTCTTCCCAATCTCTACCATGTTGAACTTTAAAATATCGCTTTGTTTTCTGCGATGGATTTGAACTACTGTTAATATTATCTAAGTGTGTTTCTTTGAGTCCTTCTAAATCACTAACATGAGCAAATAAAACATTTTTTGGAACAAAAACACTATTAGTACGATTAACTGGACCAAACGGATATAAAGCGGTATAAGTAAATTGAAGACTCTTTTTCTGTTCAAAATTCATACCACCTTTAAAGAAGCTAGTTTTAGGACTAAAGGGACTTAATATTTCAAAATTATACAATTTTACTAATTGTTTATATCTAAATTTACTATCAAGATATTTGACGCCACCGATGCTTGATAATGTAGGGAAAGAACGACTAAATGCGGGAACACTTGCAACTATATCACGAATAATTAACCTCTGCGCATCTACAGTGCTATCGCCCGATGTTATTTCAACTGAGTCTCTTTCTGCTCTATTTTTCCAATAAACTTCATTAATATTTGTTTTTCTTTTTACATAATTATCTAATGGGCCTGAACCCGTGGGAGTCGCCCCTCCTCGTGGTGGATATAATTTTGCACCAATTCCTTCAAACGAGGCCTCCGGTGGAGTGGCTTTAAACTCAAGTGTGGGAAATTTTGTTTCATATTTATTTCTTTCCAACACATGACTTTCAATAGTATTAAAAACATCACTCTCAAAATCAGAAGATGCCGGCAATAACTGACCAATAATTTGAGCTAAAGAATCATCAAACCATTTATAATAATCAATATAATCTTCTACATCTTTTATTGCTACTACTTTGCGAAAGAATATTTCTCTTAATTTGCGCAATGTCTTATATTCAGCACGATATCTATTAACTGGTTCGCCAATGACATTATTAAAATCAACAGCACCAGCAAAAAACTTAAGCATTTCTTCTGATATGGCATTGTGCATACTCTTTTCCAAGGTATACCGATAACTGGGAATACTATCTGGAGTTCCAAAAACTTTATCATCTTCTGTTAGTATCTGAACCATATCGGAGGATACTACTTTTTCAGGGTCAATGTATTTGAAAACATTAATTGCTTCTTTTGTTATCACATCACTTGAAGAAGTGGCAAATGACTTTCCATAACCAGTATGTTGATATCCTGCAACTTTTCCTATCCATCCATAGTTATCACGAATTAACGCTGAACCAGAACTCATATCAGTTACAACAAAAGTACCATCAGTATTAGAACTTGTTACATTTTCAAAATTCCAATCCAATGCCAAAGTATTTAAATTAAGAATATTTACATTTTTAATATTTGCGTCTCGTGGTGATGTCGGCTGATAGGAACCTGATACTCCTCTGTTTTCGAAATCATATAAATGCCGCTCAATTGATGAATCGTCTAAATATTTTGTCCAATATTTTACATTTGAAAACAACACATCAGAATACTGCAGCACATTACCAGTTACATTTGTCCTTCGGGCGCCGGCATACAGCCGTTTAGCTGATCTTAAAATATTCCGTCCAACTTCTTTACTCACCGAACCGGTTAAAGTAAAGCTATCTTGAATAGTACCAATAAATGTATTGATACCTTTGAAAATTACATCATATGTGTAACCTTCTGATCCAGTCACAATATCAGTAAGAGGATAATTACTTGGTTTTAATCTAACAGAAAAATTCCAATGATTATCATCATATACATTAAAAAATGTACTACTTGTTAATTCGGGAAAAGAATATGGTGAAATTGAAGAAGTTAATTTAAAATAAACATTTTTCGATAAGTGTTTATCCTTAACAGCCATCACTTGAAAGTTTGCAAAATCCTCATCAACAAAAGTCGTATCTGTTCCATTTAATGAATTGGCGCTTCCGGTGTTGACTGTGTACATTCCAAATAATGAAACGTCGGCATAATTACGATCAAAATTATTAGCAATTTGATTAAATTTTGGGAAAATAACACTGGATTCTGCTGTAAATCCGTATTTATCTTCATATGCATCATTCCCGCCACCAGCACCACCTGGATCACCGGCGCCGTTGCTCCCAGAAATGTATCCTAAACTTTCTCCATTTGCAGCATCTGCTGCTTGATATATAACTGCAGTTAAATTATCTTTTTTATTTAAATTTATTAAAGGCTTGTTTATTAATGTTTGTTGAAAATTATCTTTTAACTCATATGTCGCATTATGAGCATATGTATTAAATCTAAGTACTTTTTCATCAACATTAAAACATCTAAATACATTTCGAATGGATTTCTCTGTTCCTTTTGATTTATAAATATTTGTTAAGTTATTGTAAAGATTCAAATAAATCAAATTCTTTGTTTCTATTAAATCTCCTTCAAATAGCATAGTTTGATTTCGATTCATAAATCGTTCCAACACGTCTGAATCAACAAATATCTCTGGAGTGTACAATCCCAACGATTGCGGTAGGTGCTGTGCGAAAGCCAAAGGAGTATACGAAGCGCTGGTGTGTGTTTGACTGTTAAATTTCGGGAGAGCAGTAATCATTAAATGCAATTTATCAAAGTAAGCTCCAATAATATGAGACATTACTTGTACATTACCATCTTCTGCTTTTTCTTGCTCTTCAACAATCCAACTTGGAATCATACTTAGCATCGAAGAAATGCTAGTGTTATCATGATACGAACCACTATCTAACAAAGCTTTTTTCAAACTCGTAACATCTGAATGATTTGTTCTGATAATCGGGTCTTCGTATTCTACCCCCGCAGCACTAGCAGATATTATCGCAGAACCAGTATTTCTAGAAGTTGTACTATATCCCGTCCAAGTTCCGTTACTTATCCTTCCGCTATAATCCAAAACCACACTATCAGTAGTCGAAGTTCCAGTTATACCTTCATTAAATTTGTAATAGAGACCTAAAGTCGTATTAGAAATATCTGTATTTGCGCCGCCTCTTACTTGCGTAAAGTAATGTTTGGCAATCTCGTGAGAGTTACGATAAGCCTTCCAAAATCTAAACTCATCCAACGAACCACTAAGTTTACCTGCGCCAACCATATTTTGTGTTTGTTGAGCAGAACCGGCGGCTCCTGATGGAGAGGATAAGAGTGCTCCAATTCTACCAACCATATTCTTTGAGTTAATTTCATTAACATTCAATCCTGCAATAGAATTAGAATCATTTAATTTCCCATCAACATGAAGATTTGTAATAAAACTGCTACCTGAATTATAAAATGAAACCGCATAATGTTTCCAATCAGATAAAGAACCTGTAAGGCTTGTTCCGATTTTTTGTTCAAAAATACCGGTGGAACCTGATTGCGCTGTAATCACAAACCGTTCTAAAGGAACCTGATATGCTATAGTAATGCGTCCATATACTGGATTTGGATTTGCGCCAACAGAACCTCCGTAAGCACTAGAGGATACTTCATTATTCCAAATATCAACGAAAACTTGTTTATTGGTTAATGCTGCACCCAGAGATCCTGTTTTTGCCCAAAATTCAACCGTAACACCATCGTCAAAATTTGATTTTAGATTTGATTCTCTAGAACCAGAACCAAAATTACTAGGTAATTTGGCAGTCGTATAGATATCAGTATCATATATATTTGCTGTATTTGTGTTAGAAGAATTTGGATTGCCAAACAACGCGGCGGCATTAGAAGCAGTAATTGTATTTGGGCCACCTTTAAAATCAATATATTCTAAACTGCTTGGTAATCCAAACCCGCTATATTTAGAACCACTTAAAGTACCCCATCCATCTGAGCTAATGTGGATATATCCATTTGTACGAGGATAGAGATTATTGAAGATATACTTATCGATATCTAAAGATTTATTATGATATTCATTAATCTCCGCATCCGAACCATCATACGGAAAGAAGTCAGCAACTCGTTCCATTGAAGATTTATAGTAAAGATATGCTGAACCGTATTTTGCAAAACTAGCAGGATCTGAATAATCTACTTGCGGTACATAAGTATTTTGCTTTTCGCTTAATGCTTTTAAATTTCTTGCAGACTCTATCTCTTGAAATGCCTCTTTTTCAGTTGTATCTGAGAGGTATTTATTTGGTTTATCTGTGGATCCAAAAAGTTTCTTAATACTCATAATCTTCTACTCTGAACTTAAATAATTCGTTTTGTTCAGTCCAGCTACTCAACTGACTGTCATAAAATGAAAATTTAAGTGCGTATTCGTATCCCGGTTCTAATAGCTTCATATCTAAATCAAAATAATTACCAGATTCATCATATGACATCAAGGTATGTAAATCACTACCTGTACCATAAGGTATCGCATCGTATGCATCTAAAGTTCTAAATACACGATATGAAGCACTTACGACAGTTGCCGATTTTGCAGTTGAGCTTGCTTTCGTATATATCGTTGGATTCCAGTATTTTTCTCGAACAAACACATTAAAACGAGCAGTTTGATTACCGGGATATTTTTGTTGAAGATTTGTAACATTCAGATAGTATGTTGGATGTACATTGTGTGGTTCTGCTTTTAATGTTATCGGCTTGATTGTTCCTGTGAAGTATTGAGTTATAGCGTTAACAGCACTAATTGTAGAGTGGCTTCCAGTAAACCAAACATCATATACAGTTTCCAGCAATGTTGATCCAGTGAACGCAAACGATGCACTGTAAATTCCAGTTGAAACAATTCCGCCTGTTGCAACTAATTTATTGACACTACTGACAAAGCTGCTATTGTCAACAGATAATATTTGCACACTACCAGTTGATCCTGAAATTGGAATGTCCGATGGTGCCACATCATCTCCGTCGCCTCCAGTATAAAACCCACCGACAGAACCAGAAAATAAACTAACATATATCTTCTTGGCGGTGCCCAGGCCGGGAATATCACTTAATTTTCCGCGAACATAATTGTAAAGATATAGCGTATTCAAGTTATCATTAGCAGTCGATAAAGAACTACTATAATAAAATTCACCTCGATCGTCTGTAATTTTATCATCCCATCTTGCTTCAATCACAGGGTGTTTAAAGAAGTATTGCGAGCCTCTTGCGAAAAATCGTTTCGTATAATATGATTTTGTAGAGCCGCTGGGATTGTAAATCACACTTTGAGTTGTATCATCAGCATCTAACGTTGGTTGACCCGGCATACGATTAGTGACTGTGTTTGCGGCGCCGGAAATATATGCCTCATAACTAGCAGACATATGAACACCTAAACCATAATTTGAATACGTTCCAGCTATCCATTGTTCAACTAATGGCGTAATATCAACTTCCAGATCTTCTAATCCTGTCGTAAAAGTCTCAGTAAATAAAAATGTTTCTGTTGTACTGTTGCCAGTAAGATAAGAGCCACCGGCTAATAATGTACCAGCTTGATCCGTCCAATATGCTGTATTCGAAGCGCTCATCCAGTTTGCACCAGAATTACCTTTAGTTAAATCCTTATACCCTTCTAAATCTAATCCAGTACCCTCCTGCCACGACTGAGATATTCCCATTATTGAAAGTTTAAAATCAGCAGGAACTGTCTTGGAATGTCGCGCATTAAACATTCGAAGATAAAAACTAACACTACCACTAGCCGGTACAACGCCATTGGTTCTATCCGTTGAAATATTTGTTATCGGGAATTTAATTAACATTCGTGAAAGCTCTTGTGAACCAGTATTCTCTCTACCATATATCGAATATGTTTCAAGAACATCTGCTTCGCCGGTATTGGCGCCAGTTCCGCGTGTAGTCAAATCCATCTGATACGCATTAACTATCGTTGTGTCGGCGTCGGCTTTATATCTCTTAAGTGCCATTACCTAATCTTTCCTTTAAAATCTGTTGCTGGATATTTTATTTCTAAAATAGCATTCTTTGGAACCATTAAATAATCACCATCAGGAGATAAATTTCTATTTATATCTATTTCCGTGCCGGCATAAATGCCGCCTGTTTTATTAACTATTTTCGCCTTAATCACATCCAAAACACCAACAACCTCCTTTAATGTTGCATATATATCGCTAATATAAATTGGCTCTCCGATAAAAAATGCTGTTGAATATTTCCTTCTTAACGCATCCACGCATGCATCCAATAAAACAAATTTATCTGCATTTGTTGTCGGTTTAACAATAAATTCAATTCCTAAATTAATAATATAAGGATCTAAAATATCAATTGTGTCATTTAACATTCTATAATTATTCAGCCAAGTTTTTAAATTATTTTTGATTGTTGAGTTTGTTTTAATTAAAAGTCCTCGTTGGTCTTCTGATATCACATACATATTGAGATTCCGTTTAAGAGAATCTGGATCTTTCTGCACGGAGCAACGTTTAATTGAACCAAATTTTGCCGGCATTCTATAAGTGAGATTTTCATAATCTGCTTGTGTGACTGCTCTATTTTGAGTAGGAAATGTATCAAAAATTCTTCTTTTCATTTCACCGGTTGAAATTTCAGCAACATCTCCAATTATCGGTTCTTCATTGCTAGCTTCCATAGAATTAACTACTGCTGTTGCTGTTGCTTTAGTTAACTTGTCTCTATTTTTGAATTCGATAATAGGATTACTAACAGTATTAACTGTCGCAGTTGCTACATTTGAATTCATCGGGTTTGTTGTTCGATAGGTAATCGTTAATTTAGTATTACTAGGAACAATTCCATAATTTTCATTTCTAGAAAGACGAGTTGGATCAAAAGTAGTATCCGTAACATAATCTTTTCCAAAAACATTTATTGCTACAGCTTGCGGATTGGCAACAACATTTGATTCGCCAGATTTACCACTACCAAACTGAAGGTATGTATTATATCTATCTCTATCTACAACAAACTTACGAGATACTAAATATGGCTTAAGTACCGATGCAACATTATCATTTTTAAAATTATTATTTGGCAATTCTTTAAAAACCATATCTTGTGAAAGATAATCAACTTCAAAGTATTCATTTCCTTCCGAATCCGTAACTGAAATGATTTCTGAAATATTTGCTGTTGAGAGTCTTATTCTTTTAAATCTCTCATAATTTCCTATTGTTATTCTCTCACTACCATAATGCCCAGATACCACTGTACCGTATGCCTTAATTGCATAATAAGTGGGGGCGCCCGAATCAGAATCCACTCTCGCAACAACAACTGGGTTTTTTGGTGCTGCAAAATCCACATTCTCTGTTAAAACAAAACTCAACCCTGTAGTTGAAGTAAATTTGGAATTTTTCTTTAAAATAGGAATATAATCTGTATCTGGGCCGATTGCTGTTGACGATGCCGGTACAAGAACAAATAACGCTAGCTTTCCGTATGTTGATGGGCGTCCAGTGTTTTTGTACCCTAACACTCTTCCATGTCTAATCACATTACTGTGTTGATATGCTGTATCTAAAAATGATTCATTTACATTATAATCTAAATAAAACGAAAGCTGATCACCAACATACGCAACTGCATCTAACATTAAAGCGCCAAAAGATGCTTCACTAAAATCTTGGAAAGTGTTTGGATAAAATCTCTCTGCAATACCCATCAAATCATCTCGAATACTTTTATATTCTCTGTGTGTATAATCTATCGGAATTATCTTTTTTTGATCATCAGCCATAAAAAATCCTCATTTTTAAATAGTAAATTCTAATAAATCTCTTGCCCCTATATCTGGAATAGAATAAACTATTGAAAATCCCAAATGATTATTATCAGGATTAGTGAGTCCAAAAGAAATATTTAATATATTAACAATTGGTAGATAAATATTGACTTGTTCTCTAATTTTACTATCTATTTGCCCTTCGGTGCCAGAGCCAAAATTTTGAAATAAAAATTGTTTAATACCAACACCGAAATCAGGTTCCATCACTCGCTCGCCAGGATTTGTCAATAGAAGCATTTTTAGATTTTGCTTAATTAATTTTTTAACACTCTTCAACATTACAAAACCATCGTTCGAATCTAATGCAAGCGGAAGGGCGACACCAAAAGAAGCCATATTATTCTACCTCACTATAAATAGAGTCAATCTTCTTTTTCACAAAGCGTACCTTTGGAATTAAATGGATTAGATCTTCTCATTCGGAATTTCCACCATGGTAGTAAATGCATGCCTGTTGGTGGTTTCAATCCTTCTCTCAATCCATTAATAATGATTTTTCCAGGTTTATTGGCTCCATCGGGATCGCCGGGATCGAAGTCTCTAGAATTATAGTGCGTTTTAAACAACTTCTTAATTCGACTTTTGGAGTTTCTTAATAAAACACGATCCCATTCGTCCCACGTAGTAACAAATGGAGTTGGTATCTGGCTACGATCATCAATATTTGCCCAACCAGACTGAGCTACAGATGAACTCGCAACGCCACTAGAATCATATTCAACTTGCATTCCTGGTTTAGTATCCATATCTGTGTCTGTTCCATATGCTGCTCCTGCTTCTACTGTCACCTCTCCAATGGATGGCAAAAATGCTTCAGAATTATATATTGCCAACATTGATAAAACTTTTTTCATCGGGAAAGCATATTGTACTGCTAATTTATAAGTGTCATCGTTTTTAAGCATATTTAGCAAACACAATAATAACTTACTATCACCTTCAAATGGAGGAGTAGAGGCAATAAGCATATCTAGAGCATCCACTTCGACACTTGTTGCCTCGTAGGCAGTACCATTTATCACAATAGAAAACAACAACCCATAACGAACTCCTAATTCGCCAGTTAATCCAGTAACTTGTCCTGCACTGCCGACAACTTTTTCTAGCGTACCAGGATAAACTTCAGATATAAGCAATGTATCATCATTTGCTGTAATAATATCGATAGCATCGTCTGATGCGTATTTTTTACCATCAATACTGATATATTTCTCAATCAAAAACGGCTGTTCTGTGCTGGCAGATGGAGAATAACCATAATCTTCTACATCTCCAATTGGAACAATTACCTGATCAGCAATCGGACGTAAAACATCATGCCCTTCTTCTACATGAAATTCTCCAGCCATATACACAACATCGCCTTCACTTGTATTGACGTGATAATATCCAATATACATTTCATCTGTTTCAGTGTTAACAAATTCGGTGCCATCAGTATATAATTCCTCACCTTCAGTTGGGAGAGAAACCACTTCTTCTTCTATTTCTTCTTCAAGCGTTAAACTACTACCTTGTGTAAGTTCTTGAAAAACATAATAATCCAAATCAAAAACATCAGGCTTCATACCTAAAATTTCAAGATTCTCAACATATTTCTCACCCATATAATTTAACTGTTCAATAACCAATTCTTTGAGAACTAATTTTGCCATCTCTTCTGTCTCTTGTACTGCTTCCAAATTCTTATTTGAACGATAATTTTTTAATGTTTTTAATCGACTTACTTCATCTAAATCTTTTGCTTCTTTTAAATCCTCTCGATAAGGATAATCAAATGATTCTTGAGTATCATTTAAACTCATTAATGCATTTAAAACATTATCTGGAACATCTAAAATATCACCATCATCAACCCTTCGTGAATACACTTGTACCGATTGCTCCAAAAATGCATACCAAAATTCAGTATCCTTGAAAGGATTAAAGAATTCCCAAAAAGCCTTTTGAGCATCTTTGAAATTCGCTTCCATATCTTCTACAATATATTGTGCAAAAAGCGAACTATATACCTCTGTAAATTTTGGATAAAACTTACTGAATGTTGCCATTCCTTTTAATAAATGTACGCTGGCAAATATCCTAATGGCGGCAGTGATAATACCCTGAAGGGCGGCAGCGGAGGATCTTTCTAGAATTCTAGAATAAGGCACTTCAACTACACAATCTGGATCAGATTTTAACCTCTCATCTTCTGGCATTGTTGGATATACATCATCGATTATACTTTGAATTTGATCAAAGTCAATCAAATCTGTTCTTTGTGGTTTACATGGACTTATCTCAGGGAACATTATATCAATGAATCCCAACCATCCTTCATTTGCCAATGGTGCGATATATATCGGAGGATTCATATATGTACCGCCATATTGTGCAGGATCAAGATAAAAGACTCGGGTAAGCTCCGGTGTGCCGGCAGCTTCCATCTTGAATTGATTATAGCTGATTCCCAGCACCATGTCATCGTTGGTGTAATCTGATTCAGAATATGAAACACCATCTTCAGTAACATAATCAACATCACCTTTAGTTAAATCATCAAATACAGCGCCATAAGTAAATGCGGCTTCATTTTCTGCAATTGCGGCAGAAAATGTCTTAAAGATATTACCCATTGCCTCATCATGAAAACTTTTTACTTCAGCATTTGATAATGTGGCGCCATTGTTATTTAAAATTTCTGTCAAAAGCACAATCTGAGGTATGTATAATGATGGCGTCTCAAATATCGATAAAAACTCTGGATAATCTGATAAGTCAATATCATCAAGCGTATCATCAACCGAAAGAAACTCATAAGTTCTCTCAAAAATTGATTCTGGATTTTCCATCTTTTCTTTTAAAGTTGTCATCAGTTCAAGTTTTGCTGTAAGCGGCATCAACGCTAGCGCCACCCAGTCTATTTTATCTGCTGCATTATATTCATTTGTGATTTTAATTCTTGCATTATCGTTAGGACGATTAACAACCACACTTCCAGATTCATATAAGTCAGATAAATACATCCCCATTTCAAATCCAAAAGAAAAAACTGCCTGGTCATCGCTGTCTAATCTACCACCAGACAAATCTTCAAATACCAAAGTTATATCTGGAGTTTCTTTTCTTGCTTCCTGAATGAAATCAATTTCTTCATTCTTATAATCAACTTCTGTTGTGTAGTTGTATCCAAGATCCGGCAATGATAATAAATCAACATTCTTGCCAAATCTATCAATTCCCAAATCTTCATATGTTCGTGAAAACGTAACAGCATCCTGATAATCGTTTGTTGATGTGAATGTTGTATCTAATTCACCTAATCTTGTTTGCAGAAGTTCTGCTATTTTTTCTGGATATGCTCCTTTTTGTCTTTTAAGTTTTGCCACATTATCGTCTGATACGTCTTCGTCAATCTCCCCTGGATCAATATAAAAGTCAACCCAACGTCTTCTATTGAATACCATTCTATGATGCGCTGTCAACGGCATGCCCATTGTATCGGACATAATCATGTTAATCAAACCCCATCGTTGCTTTTGAGGCCCGTTGCCTAACATATCATATGAAAAATCAACTTTAAGTTGTTCCATATCACCACCTAATGCAGCAGATACAACTGCTTTCTGTTCTTCGGATTCGAATGGAACTATTCCATTATCACAACCAGGATCAGATGTCATAGGCGGCATGTTGCTAGCAATATAATCTGGAATGCCGCTTTGTAAGATTGCCCCTAAATCATCTAAATCATTAAGTAAAGGTTTATTATCGCACATTTCTTTAATCTGATCTTCTGTTGCTCTGCCTTCTAAAATGTCTGCCCTTAAATTACAAAACTCTTCAAGTTGTTCTGGTGTGGCGCAAAGTGATGGATTTGCCGGCAACATATCGCCTTCTGGCAAGTCACCAACGAAATCTCTCATTTGTTGTTTAAAGTCTAGAGGCATTAAATTACCAGAATTCTTAAAAAAGCTGCCAAGCGCCTCTTTATTAGGCAATGCATCTTGAAATTCTGGATATTCAAACTCGACTACAGAACTAACAACCTCCAAGAAATCACTTGATGGATCACCTAAAAATGCATTCATTAGTTCCGATCTTGTTGTTGAAGATGAAATATCTTCTGCGAATGCCAATACTTTATCTCTATCGGATAATGCTTGTCCACCTAATCCTAGTGAAGAAAACATATCCACGACAGTATTATCAATTTGCTCTGAATCGGCATCATCACCACAGATTGATTCTTTAATTACATCCGATAATGTTGTTCTTCCTGTCGCCATAGCCGGCAATGATGCTGCAATATCTCCCGCTGTTTCCAACGCTTTACATAATGCATTTCCAATTAACTCACAAATTTTAATCATTAATTTTAATAAAATTTTAATAATCAACTGCTGCAGCGCTAATTTCATTGCCATCCAAATAAACTTTAAAATGTCTTTAATATCAGGAAGCCATCCGAAAGGATTATCTAATCTTGGAAATGTAATATCGTGAATATTGCGACAAAACGGAAGTTCAATAGATTTAATAAAATCCAAAATATTTGGATTTAAAATAGGTGGACGAGGACAATCAAGCGTAGCAATGAGAGCGGAAATAACTTGGGAGCCTGGAAATTTATTCAACTCATCAAGTAATTCCAACAAATTATCTGAATACGCTTCTAAAAGAGCTAAAACATACGCTTGAATCACAACATTTGGACTTAATTGATTTTTATTACTACCGTCAAGTTGCTGCGCTAGCGTTCGTCTTGTCAGTTGAGATGACGCTTGTTGTTCTGTTGCCGACATAGCAGTTGGTTCAGTGAAAGTTTTACTGGCTTCTTCAAATTCTTCTTTTACTGTTGTGCCTGCCTCTGTCGGTTCCCAAGGTTTATTCCATTCTAATTTACCCTCCAAAGTATCTGAAAGTTGTTGATTTACACTTCCTTCTTTGAAGATATCTCCGCTTTCTATCTTCTTTTTAACTAATGCATCTAATTCTGCTTGTTTCTCTGGCGATAATCCAACAAATAACTTCCCGAAATTTTCTATTCCCATGGCTTGTAGGGCGCTCTTTATCATACTAGCTAGCGCATCTTCTAAAGACAGTCCCCCCATCAAACAACCTATAGCATCCATCATCAAATCATAAAGACCACAAAGCTTGATTTCATCAAACCCTTCTTTCCAAATAGCCTCCAACATTGCTGCTGAGTTTTTCGTGCTGGCCATTAAACTTGTTACATTAGCGCATGTGTTAGTGAATACTTGATCATCTTGTTTCAGTTGTTTGAATGCTTGCTCTTGTGCTGCGGCAAGAATATTCTTCTTACTATCTGAATTTGGGTCATATATATGTCCAATTTCTATATCATCCTCAATGACTTCTTCTAATGAGTTGCGACATAGATTTTTATGAAACTGATATAATATGGCATCTTTCAAGCTAAATACATCATTTAAAATATCCTGTCCAAGTTGTTTTCCCTCTGCTGCGAGAGAATCCGCAATACAACTACCAACAGAGCCACCAGGATCACTATTACCAACAATAGCATTAACTGAAGAATAAATCGGTGGATAAGTATGCTCTCTGATAAATTCCAACCAGGGCTTTGGAGTGCGAGCGGTGATATCAATTTCCATATCCTCTAATCTAGCAAAATAAGCCATGGCTGTCGGATCTTTCCAAGCAGATTGAGCTAATAAGGGTTTTAATTTTTTATTAAAAATAATTGGCTTTTCGCCACAACCCTCTGTCCATATTTTTAGACGTTTTAATATAAACTTCTTAGTAAACTTAAACTCCATCTTGGTTACTCTGTCGTTAAACATTCCACCAACACCACCAACACCAGGAAGATTATAACCCTTTTGAATTAAAAAATCATCTAATTGAGTTAATGTCTTTCCTAATAATGAAGTGGGAAACAATCCAACATCACCATACAAACTTAAATCAAACGGCTTATTCGAATTAGTAAAATATAAATTACCACCCTCTACTGCTGTATACATTGTCTTGTATCTCGAATAGAGATTCAATGTCTTTCTAACTTTAATTAATCGAGATTTTATATCAGAAGACATATAAATAACAGTTGCGGCTGTCCCTTCTTCATCCTCAGACTCATCGTCTTCTGATTCTGATTCAGCTTC